TTAACTATTGGGTGCAGAATCTAGAGACCAAAAACAATGTACAGAAGATAGAGAGGCTTAGGGAGTACATGTCAGGAAAGACAAGCCAGCTGGTGCTGATAACCTACGACGCCTTCCTGTTTGACTACTCGGTACAGGAAGGCAAGGAGTTCCTCATCAGAGTCAAGCAGATACTCGAAGAAGACGGATTCAGGGTAAAACACAAGCACTCAAAAGACTATTTTTTCGACTAAAACCCGATATTTATAAAAACAATCAGGTTATGACAACGATCACGTTAACGCAAGACTCATTAATGAATAGGCTCTTTTGCAGCTTCACACCCAAAGAAAGACTCGAAGAAAGATTGGCAGAGATAAACGGCCAATACAAGATCCTATACAGCAAGATCTTCGTGTTGACGTCTCCAGAGTCTGACGAGTACATGTGCACATACAACATCGAGGTCGAAGGACATGAGACACGGATGCTGAACAACACGATCCTTCTACACAGAAAGAAAGAGAGCAACACGCTCTACACGATAAACGCGCTGAATACCTTGATCATGAGCCTGAACAACGGCATGATGGACAACAAGTTCCCTATAAACTGGCAAGAGTACAGAAACTCAATGCTCCTGACGCAAGGCAGCGCATTTCGAAAATTAAACACCCTCGTACACAAGATAGTGGCGACTTCATAGATCTATTTTTCTGGATCGATATTAATCATTACATTCTTTTATAAACAAATAGTTTCAAATATGGCAATAGACGTTGCAGCATTGAGAAGTAGACTAGCGTCACTTCAGAACCCAAAGGGTTCCAAATCTGATCAACCCAAGACTCTATGGAGATCAGCAGTAGGCAAACACTCGGTGAGAATACTCCCGTCTGTTTTCGACAAGACAAACCCGTTCAAGGAGATCTACATCTACTACGGGATCAACAACAAGACGATGATGTCTCCAGCGTGTCATGGAGAGAAAGATCCGATCGCAGAGTTCACTCAGAAGCTACGTAAGTCTTCTAACAAGGAGGATTGGCAGCTGGCCAGGAAGATGGAACCAAAGATGAGGGTCATGGTGCCAGTGATAGTGCGTGGCGAAGAAGACAAAGGCGTCATGCTTTGGGAATTCGGCAAGCAGGTTTTCATGGAGCTTTTGGCGATCATGGAAGACGAAGACGTTGGCGACTACACAGATCCCATCTCTGGACGCGATATCACGATCGAGACGACATCTCCAGAGCAGAACGGCACAAACTTCAACCAGTCAAAAGTAAGGGTGAGAGGCAAGGTGACTCCTCTGTCTGAGAAGGAATCAGAGATCAAGAAGTGGCTCACAGAACAGCCAAATCCACTGGATACGTACAAGCATTACTCTTACGATGAGATGAAGGCAGCGCTACAAGCACACCTGAACCCAGAAGAGGAGACAGACAAGCCAGAGGTAGTCATCGCACCAGACAACGCTCCAGAGATCCCAGGCGGAGATCTTTCTTGGGAAACGCAGGAAGAAAAGCCTAAGAAGAAAGAGACTAAGGCAGAGACCAAGTCGTTTTCACTGAGCACAAAGAAGAGTGATATCGATGCAAAAATTGATGATCTCTTCAATATCTAATCCAATTAAAAAGGTTACATGGCAAAATCAGAAAAGAAAGAGAGCCTCAATGGGGCTCTCTCTACAGCCATCAAAGGCGAATTCAATCTGGACAAATTCAAGAAGTCCAAGAACCTATCAAGCACATCTGTAAAGTTCAAGGAGACGAGGTGGATACCTCTCTCCAAGGCTTTCAGTGATACACTTCAGATCCCTGGCATACCGATAGGACACATCACTCTACTACGAGGACACTCAGATACTGGCAAGACTACTGCGCTATTAGAAGCAGCAGTGCAAGCTCAAAAGATGGGCATACTCCCAGTGTTTATAGTTACCGAGATGAAATGGTCTTGGGAGCACGCAAGGTCAATGGGTTTACAATTTGATGAGGTCGTCGATAAGTCAACAGGAGAAGTGGTAGATTACAGTGGCTTCTTCATATACGTAGACAGGGAAAAGATGCAGTGCGTAGAGGACGTGGCGGGATTTATGGCAGACATCTTAGACGAGCAGAAGAAAGGCAATCTACCGTATGACATATGCTTTCTGTGGGACTCGGTGGGGTCTATACCTTGTCGTCTGAGCATAGAAAAATCCACTAATAATAATGAGTGGGCTGCAGGTGCTATGTCGACTCAATTTGGCAACTTCATCAATCAACGTATCATTATGTCGAGAAAGGAGAGCCAACCCTACACCAATACACTTGTAGCAATAAATAAAGTTTGGGTAGCAAAACCAGATAATCCAATGGGACAACCAACTTTACAAAATAAAGGAGGTAATACTATGTGGTTTGACTCTACTCTTGTAATCACTTTCGGGAATATTTCAAAGGCGGGGACTAATAAAATAAAAGCTACAAAAAATGGAAAAGACGTGGAATTTGCTAAGAGAACTAGAATTTCATGCGATAAAAATCACATAACTGGAGTTACAGCTGTAGGCAAAGTTATAATGACAGTGCATGGTTTTATTGATGATTCTCCATCAGCGATAAGTAAATATAAAAATGAATATTCGCATGAGTGGATAAAGGCGCTAGGTTCTGAGATATTTGATATTGTAGAAGAAGAGGATCCATCAAAAAATGATATATTTGATATTGAAGATTCTTAAAAATCAAGTATTTATTATAGATAGAAAGTTAGGGCAATTAACTATCTATAATAAACTTATTGGACTCTAGAATCATTGGTCATTGCCCGACCTTTGACTTCAATGAGTCCATTTTATTTTATGGATTACTTAAAAATATATAATAGATTAGTCTGCAAATGTAAATTGGAGAAAAGAACAAAAAATAAAGAGGTTTATTACGAGTCTCATCACATAGTGCCAATATGTTTGGGAGGAATTGGTGATAGAAGAAATACAAACAATAAAAATATAGTTTTATTAACTATTAGAGAGCATATATTAGCGCACTGGTTATTACATAGAAGTTTTCCTGAAAATAAAAAATTAACATATGCTTTTCATTTAATGTGCATTAAAGATAAAAATACAGGTAGACATAGTATAAGAATATCAGTAGAAGCTAAACAATGCTATATTGAAAGTATTAAAAATAGAATTCCATGGAATAAAGATAAAAAATTTCCACATAAAGTAAATTCAGGATCATTTTTCATTGGAATGAATACGTGGAATAAAGAATTAAAAACATCAGAAAAAACTAAAATTGCACAAAGTGAATCTGCTAAAAATAGGCCTTTGGCCCAATGTCCGCATTGTAAAAAAATAGCAAATAAGAGTAATATGATCCAGTGGCATTTTGATAATTGTAAATATAAAAATTAAATCTATAGTAGAATATGAATAGTAGATATGCAGAAATGATAAATGATCTTTCACAAAATAATACACAGACCGTCGACTTAAGCCTGAATTCAAAGGTTTTCATAGTCGACGGTCTTTAACTCAACAACTTTCTCCGATCCTTCGCGATGATCCAGCACGTGAACCCAGCTGGACAGCACATAGGAGCTCTAACTGGGTTTCTCAAGTCGATGGCATATGGGATGAGACTGATAAGACCAACACGTGTCATAGTAGTATTTGATGGCCGCGGTAGCTCAACAAATAAGCGTTACCTCTATCCTGAGTACAAAGCAAATAGGGGTATAAAGAGAATCACAAACTGGGACATGTTCGATTCCCAAGAAGAGGAGTCTGATGCCATCAAGAACCAGCTTCTGAGGCTCGTGGACTACCTCAAATGTCTTCCCATAGATCTGCTATCGATAGACAAGATAGAGGCAGACGATGTCATAGGATACATAGCAAAGCGCATAGGAAAAGAGGTGACCATCATGTCTTCGGACCGAGATTACCTTCAGCTTGCATCGGACAGGATCAGCATATACTCACCTACAAAGAAGAAGTTCTATTCTCCAAAAGACGTCTTGAGCGAGTACGAAGTGACGTCTCACAACTTTCTAACCCAGAAGGTGCTGCTTGGCGACAAAGGAGACAACGTTCCTGGGGTAAAGGGATTAGGCATCAAGACTTTGCTTAAACACTTTCCAGAGTTAGGAAAAAGTGCTACTATCAGTCTAGAGCATGTCATAGAGAAGTGCAAGGACGGCGATGTTGCAATGCTCAAAAAGATCTACGACTTCAGAAGCCAGCTAGAGATCAACAAGAAGCTCATGGACCTAGACGAGCCTAACATACCAGCAGAGGCACAAGAGGAGATAGACCAGATGATGGGCAACCCAAAGAAGGACTACTATCCAACAGAGTTTACAGAGATGTATAACGAAGATCAACTGGGACAGAGCATCACAAACCTACCTTCGTGGCTATACACAAACTTTAAGTATTTAGCAAGTATTTCCTGATATTTATTATAGATAGAAGCTCCTGCATGAGTTATCTATAATAGAACTTATTGGTCCTTTGAGATAGAGAGCATGCAGGCTCTTTGTCACTTTGGACCATTTTTATTTTATGGCATATGTGTATCGTCATATAAGACTAGACAAGAATGAGGTTTTTTATATAGGAATAGGATCAGATAAAAACTATAAAAGATCTTATTCAAAAAAGAACAGAAATATTCATTGGAATAATGTGATTAATCTTACAGAATATAAAGTAGAAATTATGTCAGAAGAATGGTTAACTTGGGAAGAAGCCTGTGAAAAAGAAAAATTTTGGATTATATTCTATGGAAGAGCAGATCTTAAATTGGGACCTTTAGTTAATATGACAGATGGTGGACAAGGTCAATTTGGTTTTAAACATTCTGAAGAAACAAAACGATTATATAGATTATCCAGAAAAGGCCATTTAGTTTCTGATGATACTAAAAAAAAGATGAAAGAATCGAATACGGGAAAAGTAAGATCAGAAGAAACTAAATTAAATATAAGAAAATCTAAATTAGGGATATGTTTATCTTTACAACATAGAGAATCAATTTCTAAAGGTCAAAAAAATAGAGTAAAATCAGAATTAGAGAAGGCAAATATTAGCAGAGCTCTTAAGGGAAAATCTAAATCAGAAGAACATAAAAGAAAATTGAGCATATCTAAAATAGGAAATACTAATAGATTAGGAATAAAAAATCCAAAAATACAATGTCCGCATTGTAATAAAATTGGAGGAAATAACGGAATGACTCAGTGGCATTTTGATAAGTGCAAATATAAAAAACCAAATATATAATAAAGTTATGGCACAATTAAACACGCTCAACGCGTATGGAAGTGGATTTCAAATAAAAGTTCTTGCTTCACTTTTACGTCATAAAGAGTTCCTACAGACGATACACGACGTTGTAGAGCCAGAGATGTTCGATTCGCCGGCGTCACAGTGGATAGTCAAAGACATTCTAAAGTATTATTACAAATATCATACCACACCGTCACTAGAATATCTTCAGATAGAAGTCAAAAAGATAGACAACGAGGTCCTCAGGGTCTCGGTAGCAGAGCAGTTGAAAGAGGCGTTAAAGACGGCGAACGAAGACAAGGAGTACATAGAACTGGAGTTCTCAAGCTTCTGCAAGAACCAGCAATTAAAGAAGGCGCTACTCAATTCCGTAGATCTGCTTTCCAAAGGCCAGTTTGAAGACATAAGGATCATGATAGATTCTGCGTTAAAAGCCGGTGCAGACAAGAACGTAGGACACGAGTATTTGCAAGACATAGAGCAGAGGTACAGAGAAGACGACAGAAGGGCAGTGCCTACTCCATGGCCAAAGATAAGCGATCATCTCATGGGAGGACTTGGAAGAGGAGACCTTGGCATAATATTCGGAGGACCAGGCTCAGGCAAGTCTTGGTTTCTGGTCAACATAGGAGCTGAGGCAGTCAAGCAGGCGCTCACTGTCAACCACTACACGCTAGAGCTCTCAGACATCTACACAGGCAAGAGGTACGATTCTGTGTTCACCGGCATAGGTTTCAAGGAAGTCCACCTGCATCGTAGCAAGGTAGAAGAGACAGTAGCAAACTTACCAGGCAGACTGACGATAGCTGAGTTCCCAATGGGCAAGACCACAGTCAACAAGATAGAGTCTCACATAAGGAAGTGCACCGACATGGGACACAAACCTGATCTGATCATCATCGACTACATAGACCTATTGAAGTCAAAAAGGGTCGGAGGAGAAGTAAAGGACGAGATAGATGACGTGTACACCGCGGTGAAAGGCATGGCAAGAGAGCTGAACATTCCCGTATGGTCTGTGTCTCAGGTGAACAGGGCTGGGGCAAAGGATGACATCGTAGAAGGTGACAAGGCAGCAGGATCGTACAACAAGATCATGATCGCAGACTTCATACTGTCTCTGTCCAGAAAGAGAGCAGACAAACTCAACAAGACAGGTAGAGTGCACATCATGAAAAATCGATATGGACAAGACGGTATGACGTACAATGCGATGATCGACACGGACAACGGTACGATAAAGATAGATGAGACAGAGCTAACAGAAGAAGAGATACACGCAATGCAGGCAGCTACGAACAACGCTTTCAAAACCTCTAACAGCTCTAGTCTGACTTTTGAAGAGAAATCCATACTGAGTAAGAAATTCTTTGAACTTTCCAAGTAATTTCTCTCTCGACTCAGATATTTATTGATACGAAGAAAACATAACAATACACATGGCAAACTTTCTAATAGACTTGTTCAATAAAGCGATAAAGGGAGACGGTTACAGAACCACTCAATCTCTTGACAAGTACAACGATAGCATCGCAGCTCTCAACTCTACTAACCAAAAGGGAACAAACACAATAAAGCTGAAGAGCATGCAGAGTACAACTCCAGCTGCTTCAGGCAACACTACCATCCCAGGTAAGTAACATCACACACCACTAAGATCAAACTGATGGACCCATCTCAGGGCCCAAGTTATAAACTATTCTCAAAACTTTAACAGAAATGAATATCTCACAGGAAATATTATCAGATATTACAGTACACTTAAAATATTCCAAATACCTCCCAGAACTACAGAAGAGAGAGTCTTGGGAAGAATTGGTAGACAGAAACAAGGCAATGCATCTCAAGAAATATCCCAATATGCAAGCTGAGATAGACTGGGCTTATGAATTCGTATATGATAAAAAGGTGCTTCCTTCTATGAGGAGCCTGCAGTTCGGTGGAAAGTCGATAGAGATATCTCCTAACAGAGTGTATAACTGCGCGTACCTTCCTATAGACGACATACACGCTTTCTCTGAGACGATGTTCCTGCTGCTTGGTGGCACGGGAGTAGGTTTCTCTGTACAGAAGCACCACGTTGAGAAGCTGCCAGAGATAAGGAAACCGAACCCAAAGAAGCACACAAGGTTCCTGATAGGAGACTCGATAGAGGGTTGGGCAGACGCAGTCAAAGCCCTGATCAAGTCCTATTTCAGAGGTGGATCATCGATTAACTTTGACTTCTCTGACATACGTCCAAAAGGAGCAATGCTAGTTACTTCTGGCGGTAAAGCTCCAGGTCCTCAACCACTGAAAGAGTGCTTACTAATGTTAGATGGAATACTCAGCCAGAAAGAGGATGGAGATAAACTCAGCTCGATAGAGGTTCACGACATGGTCTGCCACATAGCTGATGCAGTACTTGCTGGGGGTATAAGGAGAGCGGCATTAGTATCACTATTCTCAGCTGACGATGAGGATATGATCTCTTGTAAGACTGGTCAATGGTGGGAATTAAATCCGCAAAGGGGTAGAGCGAATAACTCGGCTGTACTTTTAAGGAATAGACTTACAAAGGAATTCTTTATGGATCTCTGGAAGAAGATTGAGAACTCGGGATCAGGAGAACCGGGTATATTTCTTAGTAATGATAAAGATTTAGGAAGTAATCCTTGTATGGAAATTGCACTAAGACCATATCAATTTTGCAACCTTTGCGAGGTAAATGTTTCAGACGTAGTAGACCAAGAAGATCTTAATGACAGAGTAAATGCAGCAGCGATAATAGGGACTTTACAAGCAGGATACACTAACTTTCACTATCTCAGACCAATATGGCAGAAGACTACAGAGAAAGAAGCACTAATAGGAGTAGGAATGACTGGAATAGGGTCAGGAGTTGCTCAGAAGCTGGATCTTAAAAAGGCCGCTCTCATAGTGAAAGAGACGAACGCAGCAGTAGCGAAAGCGGTAGGGATAAACGCAGCAGCCCGTTGCACTACAATAAAACCGAGTGGGTGCATGATACCAGAAACTGAAATAATAACAAATAAAGGTATTCTCTCATTAGAGGATATTTTTAAAATCAATGGATATGACTTATCTGATTTTAAAAATAACGAAAAGCTATTTTTAGAAGTAACAGAGGATATAAAAGTCAAAGATTTAAATGATGAATGGCAACAAATTAATAAATTATACATTAATGGAGTAGAAGAAACGTTTGATGTGGAGTTTGAAGATGGTTTGGTAGTTACAGTTACAGCAAATCATAGGTTTTTAACTAAAAATAGGGGGTGGGTTAGAGCAGACGAATTGAAGGATGATGATGATATTATAAATTATTAGATTAATTTTTACTATTAAGCCTATTATTGTAATTAATCAGATATTTATAATAAAAGGCTTAATTGTGAAAAAAGATATAAAAAAGATTAATAGACTGAGACGACTACTGATTCATCTACTTGGAGAAGAGGGGGGCAACAAGAGATGTGCAAATTTAATGCGAGGGTCTTCTTTAAAAGTATTACAGTTTAAATACGGAAAAGAGTTAGGCTTATTTAAATATAAACAAAAAATAGAAAATGATAAGTTTAAAAATACCCTAAATGGATTCATTAAAAGATACGGGGAGGAGTTAGGTAGAGAGGAATATTTAGAAAAAAATAGTAAACTTTCAGTTAGTATAAATGCTTTAAAATTAAATGGATATAGTGATGATGAAATAAAAGACATTAAAGCAAAACACTCTATTAATTCAAAGACTGACTTGGAAAGCATGATAAAAAAATATGGAGAAAAAGAGGGTAGATTAAGATATAAAAAGAAAATAGACAGTGGGTATTCTTGTAGAGATTATAAATCTGTAATGAAATATTATGGAGTAAGTGAATTAGAAGCTAAACAGTTTGTTAATAAGAATCAATCAAGAGGGTTAGATTATTATATAAAAAAGTATGGTGATAATATAGGAAAGGAAAAATATGATGAGGCTAATAAAAAAATAGCATATTCACAGACTAAAGACTATTATATCTCTAAATTTGGAAAAATTGAAGGCTTAAATAGATATAAAGAATTATGTTATAGTAAAGGAAAATCTGGAAGATTAGAATATTATATAGATAAATTTGGAGAAGTAGAGGGTCGGAATTTATATTCTGATATGATAAAAAAGAAAATTAGTTATTTTCCAGATTTTAGTTCAAATATAGAAAAAGATTTTAATTTATCACTATATGATTTATTAAACAATAAACAAAAAGAGGTATTTTTTGGTTACCCAATAACAAAACCCTATTTTATAAATCTAAACCAGAATGATTATCAAATAAAGTGTATAGTACCAGACATTAAAATAGGAAATACTGTAATTGAATTTGATGGAGATTATTGGCATTCTTTACCTAATAATATAGAGAGAGATAGATTAAAGGATAAGATATATGCTAATATGGGATTAAATTTAATTAGAGTTAAAGAATCAAATTATTTAAAAAATAAGCAATTAGTATTAGAAAATATAATAGAATTAATTAAATATTATGAAAATTAAAAAAATAACAAAGTCTGGAAATAAATTTACTGTTGACATAGAAGTAGATAATACTCATTCATATCAACTAAAAAATAAATCTGTGGTTCATAATACCTCCTCTCTAGTCCTGGGCACATCTTCTGGCATACATGCGTGGCACAGCGAGTACTACATCAGAAACATAAGAGTTGGCAAGAACGAGGCCATATACACGTACCTGAGCATATACCACCCAGAGCTGATACAGGACGAGTACTTCAAGCCCCACAGCACGGCAGTCATCTCGGTCCCACAGAAAGCGCCAGAGGGTTCGATACTGAGGACAGAGTCAGCGATAGATCTGCTCGAGAGGGTAAAATACTTCTACAACAACTGGATCAAACCAGGACACAAGACAGGACAGAACACACACAACATCTCGGCCACGATCTCTATAAAGGACGGAGAGTGGGACACTGTAGGAGAGTGGATGTGGGAGAACAGGACTTGCTACAACGGGCTTTCAGTGCTGCCATTCTCAGACCACACCTACGTTCAGGCACCTTTCCAAGACTGCGATAAAGAGACTTACGAAAAAATGATGGAGTCGCTTTCTAACATAGATCTGAGCTTGGTGGTAGAGGCAGAAGACAACACAGACCTTAAGGACCAAGTTGCGTGTGCTGGAAATAGTTGTGAAATTAATATATAAATTAACTGAATTACACAAGGTCCGCATATTTATTATAAAGACCTTATGATAATTTATAAGACTACAAATTTAGAATCAGGAAAAATTTATATAGGTAAAGACACAAAAAATGATCCAAGCTATCTTGGATCTGGAGTAAAAATAAAAGATGCTATAAAGAGCTATGGTCGAGATAAGTTCAAAAAGGGCGTATTAGATCATAGCTCTTCTATTGAGGAATTAAATATAAAAGAGCAATATTGGATCAGCTATTATAATTCTACAAATCCAGAAATTGGTTATAATATTTCTACAGGAGGGGATGGTGGAGATAATTTTACAAATCATCCAAATAAAGAAGAGCATAGAGAAAAATTACGAAATGCATCAAATACTAATAAAGATATTTTACGACATAAATTTGTTGATATTTCTAAAAATTTATGGAAAGACGATGAGTATAGAACTAGCGTAAAAAATGGAGTGGATGCATATTGGAAAAATGAAGAGAATCTAAAAAAATTCTCAGATAAAATGAAAGATATACTTAGTAATCCAGAATATAGGAAAAAATGGAGTGAATGTAAAAAAGGAGATAAGAATTATAAATGGTTAGGATTTGCATATTTATATAATCAAGATGGAGATCTAATAAAGAAATTTGATAAAATAACAACAGCAAAGAAAGAGTTAAAGATTAATTTTGGAGATATGAATAAAATCAGATCTGGAATAAGAGAGATAATATTGACATCTTCTAAAATAGAAAAGTCAAATTATGAAGGTTTTAAAATAATAATAAGCAAGGTTTAATGATATTTATAACATATGATAAAGCTCATAGATCTGCTTACAGAGAAGATAGTAAAGATACCGCAGGACCAGCTGTCAAAGGCTAGTTCTGCGTTCTCCTACATAGAGAACAACCTAGACTCTCTCAAGAAGAAGTCGCCTAAAAGCTACAAGCAAGATCCATATGTTCCTATGAGCTTCAAGAACATGTTCAACATGAAAGACCGCAGAGGCAACCTGACATCGATCAGCTTAGGTCTGTATAACGATCCAAAGGATGGAGCATACGCTAGGATGGACCAGCAGAACATGGCTGTCATGGCAAACCTTGCAAAGCTTACAGACGAGCATGATTTTACGGTGAACATAGAGCATGAGCTCATACATGCAATAGATCCTAAAGCGTTCGATCCAGATCTAGATGCAAAGCTGGGAGTTGGAGCACCGAAAGCGCCAGGCAAGAATGCAAGCCCAGAAGACATAGAGCAGTACGAAAAGGACCTCATATCACATCTAAATTCACCAGCTGAGTTCGATGCACACACCTCTACGCTGATAAACACAATAGCCTCTGGGCTTGCAAAGAAAGACAAGGACAAGAAGCTTATGGCTGCGGTCAAAAGCCAGCTGTTTAGGGCACTCTCTGACATAAAGACCAAGAGCTACGATGAGGTATACAATGAGTACAAGAACACGGCAGTTCCTTTCCTCTTTCTAAGAGGACCTTGGATAAAAGACAGGCTTGAGTCTGCAAGAGACAGTTTTTACTCTGAGCTGGTCAAGATCAAAGCATGGTCAACTGACGAGGGGCTATACAGGAGGTTCCTCAGAAGGCTGAGCACAGAGCTTTAGCACTTAGAACTTACACTGCAAAAGTTCTAAAAGATGTCATACATTTGACTTATGACATTCACAGTTACTACACAGACGTTTTACCTCATTGTGATATTTGTACTCATGGTATTACAAGTATACCAGTTCCGATTAATATATAAGCTCAGACAGGACCACAACGCTCTTTGGCTCCAAGTTCAAAANGTGATACTCAACNTNGCNGGGGCAATAACCCAAATAGAAAAGAAGATAGATGGCAAACAAGATAAGGAGTAGAGGTCTTGGAGACACGATAGCACGATTCACCCATTTCTTTGGACTGGATCGTTTGTCTATGTGGTTTGCTACCAAAGTCTTAGGAAAAGAAGACTGCGGATGCGAAAGGCGTCAGAGCAGACTCAATGAGCTATTCCCATACAAGAAGAATAAAGTTTATGACACAAAGGACATATTTGAAAGTAGATACTTCTCAGAAAGTCAAGGAAATGATAGCTCACATACAGAGCCATGATCTCATATCCTTTGACACAGAGACAAACTCGCTAAACCCCAGAAAAGGCAAGATAATAGGCTTCTCTGTCTCAGGAGAAGTTGGTCTAGGTTTCTATATGCCGACGATGTTATTTGTCAACGATGAGCTCCAGAATGCGTCTATTGATGGTATTTTATGCCATGACATAGCCAAACGTGCCATTGCACTGCTTGTAGGAAAAAAGCTCATCGGACACAACCTCTCTTTCGACACCAGATTTGTCAAGAACTTCTACGGCGTAGATCTCATAGACTCGATACATGCAGACACGATACTCATGGTACACACAGTCCAAGAGGAAGGTGCAAACGCTGAGTACGGAGCAGGTACCTTTGCGTTGAAGGAGATCGCCAAGAGCATACAGACAGAGATCGGTATTGATATCGAGACTGAGGCGAACAAGGAGCAGATAGAGCTCAAGGAGTCGATACACGCAAACGGCGGATCTACATCGAAGGAGAACTACGAGATATGGAAGGCGGACATAGACATCCTCTCTAAATACGCATGTGCAGACACCGATCTTGCTCTAAGGATATACAAATACTACCTGCAGAAGATAAAGGACGAGGGGCTAGAGGGCTTCTTCTTTGTGGACGAGGTCATGCCCCTTTACAGAGAAGTCACCATACCAATGGAAGACAAAGGCGTGAAGCTGGACATCGATACCATCAAGTCATCGAGAGAGAGGATAGATCTTGACATGAAACGGTACTACGATCTTGTGGTAGAGGACCTCGTGGGCAGACAGGAAATCAAAGACTGGATAGTATGCAAGGCGATAGAGGCATATCCTCCGAGCAACAAGGGATCATTTGCTCAGGCCGCTGTAGAGCACTTTAAACTAGACCTGCCAAAGTCAGAGGCTTCAGGGAAATACAGCATCACTAAATCCACTGTCTCCAAACTGCCAGATTCACAAGTTAAAAGATTTCTGTCAGAAGGACACGACTTTCTTTTAGACGATATAGACCTGCAGAAGATAAGCATGAAGTTGTGGAAGAAAGACAACGATGGCACGTTCTTCAACATACAGTCCAAAGACCAGATGGGTGACATAGCATTCAATGCGCTTGGGATAAAACCCCTGTCTCAGACCAAGAAGGGCAAACCCCAATTCGATGATGATCTGATCCAGAGCATCGCTGACAAACACTCTTGGGCGTCTAAGCTCAGGATATATGGCAAGCTGCTAAAGATCAAGTCTACATACATGGATCGCTTTTTGGATGCACAAGAGGACGGCAGATATTTCTTTTATTATAAACAGCACGGGACTGTATCAGGCAGATATGGTTCAGACGCGCAACAGCTTCCAAGGCCGAAAGAGGAAGGAGAAGACGATCCGATAGTAGTAGAGTACACGAACCTGGTGAGAGCGTTCTTTATATCCGACACGGGCAATGACTTTGTGGATTGCGATTATGAGTCTTTGGAGCCTCACGTGTTCGCCCATGTCTCAGGCGACGAAGGACTCAAGGATATCTTCAGAAATAACTGGGATTTTTATTCTACGATCGCGATAAAGACAGAGCATCTCAGCCAATATTCCCCAGATAAAAAGGCAGAGAACTTCCTCAGAAAGCATGCACCGCAGCTCAGGAACAAAGCCAAAGCATACGCGCTAGGCATCCCTTACGGCATGGGAGCTTACGCGCTAGGAATGAACCTTGACATACCACAGAAGAAGGCACAAGTCTTGGTCGATGGATACCTCAACGGCTTTCCAGCATTGAAGCAGTGGATGGCAGACTCAAAACTTCAAGCCCAGACCTTAGGATACGTCAAGACCCAAGTAGGTCGCATCAGACACTTGGACAAAGTCAAGAAGATATACGATTCTCTCGGAGACGGCATCACAGATTGGCAAATCAGAAACATGCTATCTAAACAATATGGTAAGGAGAAAGTCACCAAGATATACAGGGACTACGTCAATGGCATCAATAACTCTCGCAATTATTGTATACAGTCATTAGCTGCCTCAATAGTAAATAGAGCAGCTATACAAATAAATAGACGACTAAAATCTGTTGGGATTGATGGATTAGTTATAGCTCAAATTCATGACCAGACGATTACTGAAGTAGAGTCTTCCAGAGCTCAAGAGGCAATGCAAATAGTAAAAGATTGTATGGAAAATACTACAAAGATAAGCATAGACTTAAAAGCTCCTCCAACATTATGTAAAAATTGGAAAGAGGGGCATTAGTAATGGGAATAATAATGTATAAAATATCCAACTAAGTATATTTATAATAAAATACTTATGAATTATCAAAAACATTATAATTTATTAATAGAAAAAGGAAAGAATAGAGATAGTAAAATATTACCATATTATGAACAACATCATATTATACCTAAATCAGAAGGTGGATTAGATGATAATTCTAATTTAGTTAAACTAACAGCCAGAGAACATTTTATCGCTCATTGGTTACTTTATAGAATTAATCCATCAATACCAGCTAGAGCATTTTCTTTTTGGAGAATGTGTAGAGGAAGAGGATCTACTCCTAAGTGTCATTGGATAGTAATATCTTCTAGATGTTATGAAGAAGCGAGATTAGCTCACTCTAAAGCAATATCTAAAGCTTTAAGTGGCGTAAAAAAATCACTAGAGCATTCTGCAAAAGTTGGATTAGCCTTAAGAGGCAAAAAAAGAACTGAAGAGCAGAAATTAAAGATGAGAAAAAAGCATATAATTACAAAAGAGGGTTTAGATAAAATAAAGGAGACTAATAAAAATAAAAAGTATTATACTAGAAAAGTGATAATGCTAGATAAAAGCACTTTAGATGAAATAAGAAATTTTGATTCTTTAAAACAAGCTGCTTTATTTGTAAATCTTAAAAATTCTAATATATGTGCTGCTATCAAGAATGGATCTATTTCTGGAAATTATAGATGGAAATACTTCGATCAAGAATCATATATAAAAAAAGAAGATAATACTTTTAAAAGTAGACTAAATTTTATAGGAGATAAAAATCCGAATAAGAGCCCAGAAAAACGTGAAAAATTACGATTAAGATCTACTGGTGATAATAATCATAATGCGATTAAGATAATTCAATCTGACTTAGAAGGAAATTATATAAAACTTTGGACATGCATGGCAACAGCCGCAAAAAGTCTAAATATATGTTCTACCAATATTCAAAAATGTTGTATTGGTAAAAGAAAAAAAGCTGGCGGATATACATGGAAATACAATAACTATAAACACAAACCACAATGATTAAGAAAATAGGAAAATATACAATACTCATCATAACAGAATCTTACTGGAGAAAATATGGTATAAGTTTAGTTCTCAGTAATACTTGTGGATATGCTATCGATAGAATTTGGATAGACAGAGAAGTTGCTTCGGAGATAATGTGTGATGATGAAATGATGAGCAGCTTATGGCCAACTCTACGATACAATGAAAAAGTTGATAGACATGAATTAATAACAAGAATATGAAAACAGCAGAACAGTTTTTAGAAGAATGCAAAGCAAAGTGGACGTTAAACACGCCAGAGAACTCCAAACAGGCGATGATAGAGGCATTAATACTATACGCAGAACAGGCAATAGACGAGTGTGCTCAAACATTTCGTTGGGAATGGGACTGTGATGATCCACATGATGCAGTAGAGATAGTAGATCCAGATACGATAAAAGAAGTAAAAAACATGCTAAAATGACAAGCGCAAAACAAGCAAGTGAAGAATCAAACCAAGTTAGATCTAGCTTAGAAAAAGAGCTCAGAGACTCAGACATAGCAAACATAGAGAAAAAAATCTCCAAAGCTATACAGAGAGGGGATCATGGAGTAGATTGCATTATAGGATTTTCAGAACACAAAACCCTATTAGAATCTTTGGGATACGGATTATATAAGCAGCCAAATGAAACTCTACTCTATAAAATAACTTGGTATAACTAGCCGAACGAAATATAAAACGCATATATTTATAGATGAAACACCCATAACTTTGTCGATCTTGGGAAGCGATATCCCTCGAGTGGTCACAGGCCACGATAAGACCGGCAACATTGTTAACACATAAAAAAGGAGAATCAAAATGTACATCACAGACTTAGGCTATGGCACATTTGCAAAGCCAGAAGCACACATCACATCAAAGAAGTCTAGGCTCAAAGTCTACGACAGCAAGAACATCTACCTCAAAGACGGAACAAATTTCGAGATAGAATTACACAACCCCACATCGACAAGATACATGGCAAAGATCTGGATCAACGGCAAGTTGGTTTCCACGTCTGGCATCGTAATCCCAGCAGGACAACGAGTATACATCGAGAGGTTCATCGATGAGAACGCAAAGTTCCTATTCAAGACTTTCGAGGTCGACAACGTAGAAGAGACAGTCGAGGCTAGAGAGAAGAACGGACTGGTCAAGGTCGAGTTCTATCCAGAGGTCTTCAAATTCAATACTGGCACGCTCACAACGATCACGCCTCCTGTATTCTATGACAGCCAAGTATATACTAGCCCAAGCGGAAACATCGTAGGATACAGCTCTACAAGCTACTACTCATCAACATCATTTGCAAACTCTTCTAACACATTTGCTGGGCCAAACATCAGAACCACTGGGCTAGGAAAGCAGCAGCTCAACGAAGCAAAGCCAGATTCAGTAGAGACGGGCCGAGTAGCTCAAGGAGAGAAGTCAAGCCAGAAGTTCACAAGCACGACAGGAGACTTCTACACAACACCATACTACCGCTACGAGATGCACTTGCTTCCAGAGTCACTGAGAGCCATAGAGGCAAACGAGATCAGGAACTACTGCGGAGAGTGTGGAGTAAGGATCAAGAAATCAAACTGGAAGTTCTGCCCAAACTGCGGAGAAAAGTTATAGGATCTTAAATAGGTTATGGGTGTTTCTTTAACCTACTGAAAAGAAAGATTACAAGTTTACGAAAATAAAGATTATATTATATCATGAGCAAAATCACACCACTAAATGGGTACTTAGTACTCAAGCCGGTAGAGACATCAGAGGAGATGGTCGGCAACATCATACTACCAGACATGGGAAAAGAACGCCCAGAGACAGGAGAGGTCATCGAGACTTCGGGTACGTACAACTACAACTCTGACACTACGATCCCATCAAACCTAAAAGTAGGAGATGTAGTTCTTATACCAAAGATGGGCACAACAAAGATCAGCCTTGCAGGAGAGGATTATTTCATTACAAAAGAGACAGAAGTCTTAGCAATATTAGGATAATATGAGCAATCCAACACATTACATGGCATTTTATACAGAAACAAAATCTTCTAAAGATGAGAATGACGTAGAAGTAGTAGATATGCAGCTTAAACATAAATACATTCCAGAACATCTTAAGGATTTGTATATTGAAAACTTTAGTCATCTTGGATCATCAGTATCAGGTCAAGATATAGATAATTTTTTAAAATCACACATTACACAATAATATGACTAAACAAGACATTGCAAAAGTAGCACATAGAAAGTGGATTAG